TGCGTATCTCGCTCCTTCGTCCCAATCGTCGAGGTTTGACATTCCGTTCCAGTATAAGTGTTTTCCGAGTGATCTTGCCCATTCTGTTTTACCGAGCCGTGACTCCCCAACAAGTAGGAGAGACATAGGTCTATCTTAGACAATAGGCATGAGAGGATATATCAACGAGGAGGGAGGGGGCTGGGGCCCCCCCGGCACGACGTTCTTACCGGCCTCTTCTGCTAAGGATTGCTCCCTCCACTCACGAAGGCGTTCGGGTTCCCGAAACTCGGTCCATCGTGGTACGTAAGGTGTTCGCTCCTCTGGATACGCCCACTGACAAAACTCCCGTAGTCGCTGATTGCTGATAACGTAATCCCGAGGATAGCGGTCTCTAACTCGTGCCAGAAAATCGTCGCGACTACCGGCCTCTTCGAGGATCGATCCGTAGTGCACACGCCCGCCTGGGAGAGATTCGACGTTACCCAGTGGCTCACTGTCGCTCTTCTGTATGTACTCCAAGACTCGTCTCTGCGACCGCACAGGCTGAATATTGGGGTGGTATCCGTCCACGTCGAAATGACGAACGTCTCGTATGTTCGCTCTCCTTGTCCACTCTCCGTAAGCGTGAATATGATAGTTCCCGTCGTCGTGAGACTCCCTTGCAACGAGATAGTGTTCCACACCACATGTCTGTACGAGATGATCTCGGATCCGTTCCCTGCTGAGAGGGCATTGTGGGTACGTGAGGAAGACTCGTTTTCCATGGAAGCGAAAGCTCATAGGCGGGGCAAATAATGTTACCCCCGCCAGAGCGTGCCAGCGGTGCCAATTTATACATAAATTCACGTGCACGCCCATTGCCACTTTATGCGTGCCCCATTCCAAGAACCCGATCCGCGTTCCCCTTTTTGGCCCACTCGCACCGTACAAATTGGTGGACCAATCGCTCTCGCATCAGGACTTGCAAAATTAACCAATCGCTTGTGGGCTCCATACCTCTTTAATCGATTGCGCAGCAAAGATGGCTCAATACGGAAGACGCAGACGCGGAAGACGTTCCCGAAAAGGATATCCACGTACCATAGGCCGAATCGCTCGCGTTTCACGACGCGCCGTACGACGTATCAAAGCCGCCGAATTAGCCAACGCGGAAACCAAAAAGTTAGACGTAGGTTCAGGCGTTCAAGCCGTAACTATCCGCGCCGGAGACGGAACTTCCGCAGAACTTCGCATTTTCAATCCCTTCTCCCTTATCGCTCAAGGCGTCGAAAAAGACCATTTTATCGGTAACCGAATTTGGATTAAGGGTCTACGTTTGCGTGTTCAGCTTCAGAATCCTTCTGCTACTGCCGACTTCAACGCGGCCGTTATTCGTTTCACTTGGTTCTTCTCTCGTTCCAACGCTTCCTTCACTACTGCCGGATCTCTCTATGGGAATACCACTACTTCCTCTACAAATCCGGCTCAAACTTCTCCTCTACAGAATCCTGTTATCTACGATGATTCTACCGGCGGTGGTTTTGTTCCAGATGGTTATGCTTCTCCTTTCGATACTACTAACATCAAAATCCTTAAGGTCAAGACCATCCAACTCAACCGCCCTGGGGCCGCAACCTCCACACACTGTTACAAGATGTGGTTCCCTGTGATGAAAAATCATGAGTATCTCGACCCCCAAGAGACTTCTTTGGCCACTCCTCCTAACCACGGTAAATACGGTTCGTACTATCTTACTTGGCAGGTATTCAACGGTGGTGCTGCTGCTGATTGGATTGCCAATACCGTCTTGGTTAACATGTCGTATTCGATGACTGCATACTTCAAGGATCTTTAATAAAGAGGACTTGTTATTTCGATAGTCTTAACGTTTAAACTAAACCATCTGCATTCAGCTCCGGAAAGAGCGTTTCGAGGGTCGCTGTGTTCATTTGCCAAGATGATGCATGGCTTCCCCCATTCCAAGGTTCGTTTCTTTCGATACTTGTCCGTAAGGATGATTGTTCTTTGTGCTCCGAGCATCCCTTGAAATCTTGTAAAAAATCCTTCAGGTCGCATATCGTCAAGGACTGCGTATCTCGCTCCTTCGTCCCAATCGTCGAGGTTTGACATTCCGTTCCAGTATAAGTGTTTTCCGAGTGATCTTGCCCATTCTGTTTTACCGAGCCGTGACTCCCCAACAAGTAGGAGA